GAACTCTAGGGACTCCTTTGGAAATTTCGTAAAAAACATTTGGCCCGACTTCATAGAGGGGAGGCACCATAAAATCATTTCTAAAAAATTAGAAGCCATCAGGGATGGAAAAATTTCTAGATTGATTGTGAACATGCCACCCCGACATACTAAGTCAGAATTTGCCAGTTATCTCTTTCCCGCCTGGATGATGGGCAATAACCCTAAATTAAAGATTATCCAAACCACCCATACAGCCGAACTAGCCTATCGTTTTGGTCGTAAGGTCAGAAATTTAATGAACGAGAACGAATTTAAGTCCGTGTTCCCTGACACTGAACTCAGAGCAGACTCTCAAGCTGCGGGAAGATGGGAAACAAATCATGGGGGCGAGTATTTTGCAGCAGGTGTCGGTGGATCTATAACCGGTCGTGGTGCAGATTTGCTCATTATCGACGATCCACACTCCGAACAAGACGCTTTAAGTAAGACTGCGATGGAGAATGCATGGGAATGGTACACTTCAGGTCCCCGTCAGCGTCTTCAACCAGGGGGAAGTATCGTTGTAGTCATGACTCGTTGGTCAGAAGACGACTTAACAGAGCGTTTGATCGAGGCTCAAGCCAAAGATCCGCTCGCAGACAAGTGGGAGATTGTCGATTTCCCTGCGCTCATGGACGACGGCACCCCTCAATGGCCAGAATTCTGGAAAAAAGATCAATTAGAAGCGGTGAAAGCCTCACTGCCCGTGGCTAAATGGAATGCACAGTGGCAACAACAGCCCACATCCGAAGAAACTTCCATCATTAAGCGGGAATGGTGGCAATTATGGGACAAAGATCAGCCACCGTTGCAATATATCATTCAAAGTTACGATACTGCCTTCTCCTCCAAGACAACAGCGGACTATTCTGCGATTACAACGTGGGGAGTTTTCTATAATGAGATGACAGGAAAGCAAAATTTGCTGTTAATGGAAGCGGACCGTGGGCGGTGGGACTTTCCCGAACTAAAAAGAATCGCTTTAGAAAAAAACCAGTATTGGCAGCCCGAACAAATTATTATTGAAGCGAAAGCAACAGGACTTCCCCTCACGCACGAACTGCAAGCCATGGGAATACCTGTGATCAACTTCACACCGAGTCGAGGAAACGACAAATTAGTTCGTGTCAACAGTGTGGCACCCCTATTTGAGAGTGGAATGATTTGGTATCCTCCATATAAGTGGGCAGAAGAAGTTATTGAAGAATGTGCAGCTTTCCCTTATGGTAGAAACGATGACTATGTGGATTCGATGACACAAGCGTTGATGCGATATCGACAGTTTGGTGCATTGGTTCACGATTACGACGAGGAGATCGAAGAACGTCCTCGACGTAAGATTGCATTTTATGGATCTTAACAGTATAAATACTTATGGCGATTCCAATTCCTCTCATTGCTTCTGGTTTAGCAGCGCTCGGTATGGGTGGCGCACAACAAGCTACTGAAAATTTATCCCCTGATCAAAAATTAGAATTGCTGAAAAAAGCAGGTCAGCTAGCAACAGGCACCTCTGGTATCATGGCGATGAAAGATAACTTACCAGAAAAGAAAAAAGACGAAGAGGAAGAAGAAAAAAAATTCGATCCCGATTTTGAACCCGACCTTTCTAATATTCCAACAAAGGACGAAAAAGAAGAGAAAGAAAAACCAACAGTTCCCACATCACTAACAGTGGCGGAAGAAAAAGCAAAAGATTTTTTTGATGTTGTAGGAGAATACGAAACGATTGATGGAAGCATAGAAGATTATGAAATGGCTTATCATGGAGGCGTTGGTGATCTTGGAGATAGTAGAGCAGCTGTATCTATTCAACAAACAGAAATTTATCCTGATTATAGAATGTGGGTTGAAGAACAAGCACAAAACTTTTTAGGAGATGAGTTTAAGGCTTTTAGAATCACAAATACAAAAGAAGTAATGAACCTTCTTAACAATCAAAAGAAGAATGTAATTAAATCTTACACACTCAATCCTAAACAAGCAGTGAGATTTGGTTACATGGCTAACGAGGCATTTATGGATCCTATCACAACTTACCCTCGAGGCGATTTAGTTATTATTGAATCTCCTGTTAAATCTGAATCTTTAGTCATGAGAGGAAGACCAGAGGAAGCAGAAGTAGTTACTGATACAACAGGAGTATCAATAAAAAATTCAAGAATTTATAACCCTTATACAGGAGAAGTAATTTATGAACCAACCAAAGGTTCTCTAGTTGGAACAGAACCTCACAAATTTGAAAAGCTAATTAATACTAAAACTCAAAAATCATCTTTCTTGGATGATTTAAAAGGTAAATTTATTAAAAAGGCTAGCGGGGGCTTTATCGATAAACCCTTGTATGATACCAAAAAAGATATATTTTAAGATTTATGGCTGAAATTGATAAAACGTTAAACGAAGCACCTCAAGGTGTGGAAGAAGAAATAGTTACAGAAACAGTTAGCGAAGATACACCGCTAGAGATTGAGGTAGAGGGCGATGAGCCCGTGAGCCTTGGTCCCGTGCCCACGGACACCGGTGACGGATTCGCCGACAACTTAGCTGAAGCCATTCCCGAAGAATCCTTAGCGAAAATTTCAAACGAGCTACGCTCTCAGTTCTCGGTCGACCAGACCAGTAGAAAAGATTGGGAACAAAGTTACATCAAAGGATTAGATTTATTAGGATTCAAATATCAAGAAGTCAGTGAACCTTTTAGAGGCGCTGCATCAGTTTCTCATCCACTACTCGCTGAAGCCGTCACGCAGTTTCAAGCAGGAGCTTATAAAGAGCTCTTGCCTGCGGGCGGACCTGTTAAAACAACCATCTTAGGAGAAGCAACTCCTGAGGTGGAACAACAGGCAGAGCGAGTCAAAGATTTTATGAACTATCAAATCATGTACAAGATGAAAGAGTACGATCCCGAAATGGATCAATTACTTTTTCATTTACCGTTAGCAGGGAGTGCATTTAAAAAAGTTTATTTTGATGGCAACATGGGAAGACCGTGTGCAAAGTTTATTCCGAGTGAAGACTTGGTCGTCAACTACGGAGCATCGGAATTAGAAGATGCGGAAAGAATTACTCACGTCATAAAAATTTCTCCGAACGATTTAAAGCGACAAATGATTTCTGGTTTTTACCGAGATATTGAAATTGATGAGAACGACGAATTGTATTCTTCGTATTCGGATATCCAAGAAAAGTACGACGAGTTAGAAGGCGTTCAAAAATCAGAATATGCAGGACAGTATCAGTTACTCGAAATGCACGTTGATTTAGATCTGGAAGGGTATGAAAACCTCGGAGCGAATGGTGAGCCCACAGGACTAAAACTGCCTTACGTTGTGACACTGGAACAAGGCACAGGAAAAATTTTATCAATCTATCGAAACTATTTACCGAGCGATCCAATGTTTATGAGACAAAAATATTTTGTCCACTACAAGTTTTTACCTGGTCTCGGATTTTATGGTTTTGGTTTAGTACACATGCTTGGCGGTTTGACTCGTACAGCCACAGCCGCACTACGAGCATTGTTAGATGCAGGTACATTATCCAACTTACCTGCTGGTTTTAAATCCAGAGGACTTCGAGTCAGAGATGATGAAGAACCTTTAACACCAGGTGAGTTCAGAGATGTCGATGCACCTGGAGGAGATTTACGAAATGCATTAATGCCACTTCCTTACAAAGGACCCGATGGAACATTATTTCAGTTACTCGGTTATGTGGTAGATGCAGGAAGAAGATTTGCAGCTATTGCTGATATGAAGGTAGGAGACGGTTCTCAAGCGAACCCTGTCGGTACCACCATGGCATTATTAGAACAAGGTTCGAAAGTCATGAGTGGTATTCACAAAAGATGTCACTATGCACAAAAGGAAGAATTTCAATTACTCGCAAGATTATTTTCTACTGCTCTGCCAGGAGAATATCCGTATGAAGTTTCTGGTGGCAATCGTGCCGTTAAGACAACTGACTTTGATGAAAGAGTCGATGTCTTACCTGTATCTGATCCAAACATCTTCTCCATGTCACAGAGAATTATGTTGGCACAAACACAATTACAATTAGCACAGAGCAATCCAGAGATTCACAATTTATACGAAGCGTATCGCAGAATGTATATGGCATTAGGTGTTCAACAAATTGAAAATATTTTACCACCTCCCGCAGGACCACAACCGATGGATCCTGGTGTGGAGAACTCACAAGCATTAATGCTTGGACAATTAACGGTGTTCCCCGATCAAGATCATATCGCTCACATGGAAGCTCACCGTGCCTTTATGAGTTCGTATTTGGTGAGAAACAATCCACAAGTTTTAACCGTACTTCAAGCACACGTGATTGAACACGTTTCTGCACAAGCAAGAAAAGAAGTGATGATTGAACTAGAACCAATCTTACAACAAGAAGCTGCGAAGTTCGGAGGACAAGTTCCACCAGAACTACAACAACAGTTCCAAGCACAAATTGAAAATCAAGTCGCTATTAAGATTGCAGCTATTACCGATGACATGGTCGCAGAAGAACAAGAAGCTTTACCACTAGGTAGTGGTCCCGATCCATTAGTTGACTTAAAGATGAAAGAGTTAGATCTCGAGCAACAAAAAATTAATGTTGATGCAGCGGATGATCTTGCTCAACATAAATTAGAAGAAGAAAAATTAAGTTACAAAAAATCTATTGATGCCGCCAAACTTGCACAGCAACAAAAAATTCAAAACCAAAGAACCGCTGTTCAAATGGAGAGATTAAATGCCTCTAAAAAAAGGTAGTAGTAATCGTACAGTTAGTGCTAATATATCTAAACTGAGGAAAGAAGGTAAACCTCAGAAACAAGCAATTGCGATTGCATTACAGAAGGCAGGTAAATCGAATGTCAAAAAAAGAAAAAGATAAAAATCCTTTAGATAAAGTAGATAGAGCATCTGTTGATTCCCTTACTTATGAATTTAAAATGCTATTTAGTTTATATGTTTCACAGGGCCAAGATCCGTTAGCCATTGCTAGTTCTTTTCTCGCTGCAGGGCAGTGGGCAATGAACCGAGAATTAGGTTTAAAAGAAACTCAAGATCTGTTAAGATTATTGGCAAATTATAAA